ATCAATCTTTAAAGCAGGTTTTACGCCTACTTTAACTACTGACGTTAACGCAGGTAAATTAGACGATCAACGTGAAATCTTGTATTGTGAGCGTCGTGTATATGGGCAAGATAGAGGTCAAGAGTTCTCAAGTCCTAATGAAATGGGTGAAATGGGCGACCCGATTGGAGGTTCCAATGGAATTCCTACACGATGGCTTAACAATTGGTTGCTCCTTGACCGCACTGTAACAGGTCAAGCGGACATGGTAATAGGGCCTGGTTTGCAAGTAATTCGATTTATTCAGGTCTTCCCATTCTCTCGTGACAACCAAAACCGAACTTCAGGGGGAACAAACAATCCTGCACAAGAACTTCTTAACTTGCAATCTCGTGTTTATGTTACAATGCCAGCATTTACAATCAACATTATTGGAGAGGTTATGGATTTGACTGCAACAGAAAAAGCAGTTGAATACACAAACGTCTTCCTAAGCAATCAAAATCTTCCCTGAAGGTGATTTTTGTGCAAGGTGAATGGCATTTACCAGGCCATAATTTTACAGGGCCTGGGACGCAACTAAAATACCGATTGGAACGTGGTGATGAGCCGATCAACAAAGTTGACGCATTGTCACTTCACCATGATTTGAGATACGAATTTTATGATAGCTCTTTCGAACGATTTCGTGCTGATGTTCAATTTATTGGTGGTGCCATCGGAATCACATTGTCACCTACCTCAAGTTGGCGGGAACGTGGTGAAGCCGTGCTTGTTGGTGGAATTATGACGCTGAAGGTCGCTGGAAATGTGCTCATTCCACAAAAAAGAGTCTTTATGTTGGCTCGAAAATTAAAGAAATTAAAGAAAATCAATCCATCCATCTCGGTGATCGTATGACAGAAGTTGACAAAACACAAGACATTCGCATTTCCAAGTTGGAAGAACGTATGCTTATGATGGAACAAACCATTCTTGAGTTGCGTGGAATGACTAAAGTTATGCGTTATATTGCTGGTGCTGTCGCACTAAGCCTTGGAATGGATGTTCAAGGAATGCTTTGATAATCCTTCAGGGTGTGTTGCACTTTTTCTTCAATTGTAACTAACAAAGCATACCTATCTTCTCTTGCAACTTGCTCAAAAACATAAACAGCAACTTTGTCAAATCCACGTTTTGCACCAAACCCTGAAGTAGTCCAACCAAGGCTAACAACACGAGAGCCTACAGGCATATATTTTGCAATCACATCTTTTCCTTCTTTCCACATATTATGCGTTTGCCACAATTCCAAATCTTTTCCAATACCGTCATAATGCTCTTTTAATTGTCTTAATGAATATGGAGGGTCAAAAAATACTAAATCGGGTGGTCTAAATCCCTGAAGGGTTCTTTCTTCAATTGCATATGCAAAGTCTTTCCATTCTAAATTATAATCGCAAGCAAATTCGGGATTCAAATCATTAGTAATGAAGCATTCTAAATCATTTACAAACGATTCTCTTGCAAATCCATCAATTCCAACACCTTCGCCTGATGTTTTCCACATCATACGATCAATTTCTTTGTCAAGAATACGCCTTATGTGAGGATTATCATATGGTGTGCTAGTTATGTTTGTTTTTTTGAAATCCATAACTATCATTCTAACCCCTCCAATACGATTTGAAGCATACCATTGCAATCCTCACGGCTAAATTCACCTAACCTGCGTGTCGCATGTGGCACATCGTGTAAATCATGCCCTCGTGTTGTCAGTGTTGTGCCACAATCGGAGCAAATAAACTGCTTTTGTGGCTGATTTCCTTGATTTATTTGCATGTTAAGCAGCTGCTTTCTTACCCAAGCACTAAAATTAGTCATTCCTTGGGCAATTTCATACGAAGTCGGGCATAGCGTTATCATTTTTTGGCGCATGAAAATAGCCAAAACGCCTATGGATATATATATATCGCCTAGAATTCGACGCAAGCGTCATAACCTATGGCTATTTAGGAACGGGTGGGTGTGCGGGGAAGCATACTTCCCCGGGTAGCCACCGGGGGTTCGCTTCGCTCACGGAGATAGGAATCCGGGGATTTTTGACTATCATATGTCCGATTTTAACTAGAATGGATGGTTTAAATTATAAACCGAGTTGTATTAGAACACTTATGGCTACAAAGAAAACCAAGTCATTTGAAGTATTTGACACTATTACAGCAACCAACACAGGAACATCAGTTCGCATCGATCTAAACACGTTTGTTGATGTGGCTGAAATGGAGGCTTTTGGTCTTCAGGCTATTGAAATTGGTGTTAACGCTACAGACACAGCACCTCTTTCCGCACAATACCAAGTTCAAGTAGCACTTGACGACCTTGGAACTGGATTCATTAACCATGCTGAATATGATTCACTATACCTCAAGATTGCTGACATGACAACAGGCGCACATGAAGAGTCACTTTCATTAGGCGACGTTGCTGAAATTCGTTATGTTCCAGGCGGTATTCTCGACGTTCGTGCTGATCGTCTTACGGCAGCTGCTAATGTTGAACTGTATATTCGACTAACCGGAGTTATCAGCAAATTGTCTGCTGCTGACTACATGAGTCTCGCTTTGACCCGAGCAACTAACGCATGAGGTTGTTCCTCATGCCGTTGCCTAAGCCAAAGCGTAACGAGTCATATGCTGACTTTGTTAGCCGTTGTCATCGCTACCTAAAGCGAAACCCTTCAGGGGTTAGAGGCGTATATACGGGTCGTGGCAAGAATCGAAAGATGAATATGCCTGTTGCTACCAAAAAAATAGCAGCTGCATGGAAAAAACGAAAGAAGTGATAACATGACTACAAGAATGCTCTCCTCAACCTTTGGTTCAATTGATTATGATAGTGGAATTATTGAGGTTGGCGATTATGTCAGTGCATCACCTAACGCTCAATTTACTGCTGGTGCTAACTTGTATGGAACGCTAGTTCATGATGACGTATTCTATGAGTTTAGCCCTGGCGCAGTTCATAGCGTTGGCCGTATTATCACATATGACAATCACGATCTGCGAGACTTTCTCAAAGAAGGCAAGGCTATGAAGAATGCAATGATTAACATTCAACGGATGAAAGAAACGCCTGTTCCAATAGAATGTTTTAACGTTACACCGTTGCGAAACATTGTTGAAACCATTATTGTTACTAATAGCGTATTAGATATGCAGGAAGGAAACCTAGGAACATTCCCTGAATCAATCTTTAAAGCAGGTTTTACGCCTACTTTAACTACTGACGTTAACGCAGGTAAATTAGACGATCAACGTGAAATCTTGTATTGTGAGCGTCGTGT